TCTGAGTGCAGAAGATGGTCCCAAAAATGTTACTAATAATGCGTTGTTTGTAGGTAGCACAAGCGAACTACAAAAAATGATCAAGAAGGGTCTTCTAAATAATACTGATAAGTAGTTTCTCCAATGTTATACACATATAAATTACCTATCTTTGAAGCACCTGGTGATGGTTTCGCTCGCATGAGTGATGATCAGTTCATAGATTACCAGAAGAAAAATCCTGGTGCGGCAGAAAAAGCGGCACAGGTAAGAAAGCAAGCACAAGCACGTGCCAATAAATCCAACAACACATCCAACAACACATCCAACAACACATCCAACAACACATCTACAGCAAAACCTTCAGGAAAGAAGGAGGTAGGAACCAGTGCCCTTGCCAAGCGTGGCGGTATTGTCAAAAGTAATTCACAAGGCAATCAGTCTAATAAGGTTGGTGGCTCTAGTGATAGCAAGCGTGTTGGTGCTGCTGGGGGCAAGGCAGTAGACATGGGTGTGAAGAAGGTGAATGTCCGTGATGTAACTCCTGGACAAAAGAAAGTTTCTGGTTCTTCTTCTTCATCGGATTCCGTTTCAGGAGGACAAAAGAAACTTTCTAGTGGAAGTGGATCGAATCAAAACCGTCCCCCTTCTGGGGCAGGTACTGATAGAGTTGCTCAAGGTGGTGCACTTGCGAAGAGAGCACCTGAGAAAAAGACTGGCGGACCTACCAACTACACCGCAAAGAAAAATTATGTCAAGGCGAAGAGAGTTGCTGGCAAAGTTGGTGCTGCAGCACGAGTTGCAGGAAAAGCCGCAGTTGTTGCAGGAAAAGTTGGTAAGTACGCAATTGGAAACACTGCGGCTGCTTTTGGCAAGTCTAGTTGGAAGACCGAATCTAAACAACTAAAGACATTTGGTCAGTTCATGATTGAAAGTGAAAACGGAAAGTAATTTATGACTAGGAGTGACGTATACCTTGGTAATCCTAATCTAAAAAAAGTAAATACCAAACAGGAATTTACCGAAGAAAACATCATCGAATATGTTCGATGTAAGAATGATCCCGTTTATTTTACAGAAAAATATATAAAAATTGTGAACGTGGACGAAGGTCTTGTCCCGTTCAACATGTATAAGTTTCAAAAAAAACTTATCAAAAATTTTCATCAAAACAGATTCAATATCTGTAAAATGCCTAGGCAGACTGGAAAGTCTACCACTGTTGTATCGTTTCTTCTTCACTACGCAATCTTCAATGATAACGTCAACATCGGAATCCTTGCAAACAAAGCAGCAACAGCTAGAGATCTCCTCGGCAGATTACAACTGGCGTACGAAAACCTGCCGCGCTGGATGCAGCAAGGCATTATAGCTTGGAACAAAGGATCTATGGAACTGGAGAACGGTTCTAAGATCATTGCTGCATCTACCTCAGCATCTGCTGTCCGAGGTATGTCTTTCAACATTATCTTCCTGGACGAGTTTGCGTTTGTGGCAAACCACTTGGCGGATGATTTCTTTGCGTCAGTATATCCTACAATCTCATCTGGTAAATCTTCTAAAGTAATTATCGTATCTACGCCTCACGGCATGAACCACTTCTACAGAATGTGGCATGATGCTGAGCGTGGTAAGAACGAGTATGTTCCTACTGAGGTACACTGGTCTGAAGTGCCAGGTAGAGATGCTAAGTGGAAAAAGCAAACTATTGCTAACACGTCAGAACAACAGTTCAAGATTGAGTTTGAGTGTGAATTCCTAGGATCTGTTGATACTTTGATAGCAGCATCAAAACTAAAAGCACTGGTCTTTGAAGACCCAGTGAAAAGGAATGGCAAGTTATCTTTATATGAAACTCCACGTGAAAAACATGAGTACGTCATTACAGTTGACGTTGCACGTGGTGTAGGCAAAGACTATAGCACGTTCTGTGTTTTTGATATCACAGAGTATCCATATAAAATTGTAGGAGTTTATAGGGACAATGAAATCAAACCCATGATCTTCCCATCAATTATTGAGGAAGTGGGTAGGGCATACAACAACGCACATGTTCTGGCAGAAGTCAATGACATCGGTGATCAGGTGGCATCTATTTTGTTCTATGACTTGGAGTATGAAAACCTGTTGATGGTTGCCATGCGTGGGCGTGCAGGTCAGCAAGTTGGTTCTGGGTTCTCTGGTGTCAAGACTCAGTTGGGTGTGAAGATGAGTCAGGTCACCAAGAAGGTGGGTTGCTCTAACCTCAAAACTCTGGTTGAGGATGACAAACTAATCTTCTGCGACTACAACATCATTGCAGAACTGACAACGTTCATCCAGAAGAAACAGTCGTTTGAGGCAGAGGAAGGTTGTAATGATGACCTTGCTATGTGCCTGGTTATCTTTGCATGGTTAGTTGCACAGGATTATTTCAAGGAGATGACGGACCAAGATGTTCGTAAAAAAATATATGATGAACAGAAGAATGCTATTGAACAAGACATGGCACCTTTCGGTTTTGTATGCGACGGTTTTGATGAGATGGGTGGGGAAAGTATAGAGTCAGACGGTACGATTTGGAAAACTGATGAGTATGGAGATCGCTCTTACATGTGGGAGTACCATTCCTAAAGTCCCACTAAATAACCTTTTCCCTAAATATCTCTAGTCATCGTAGGGACAACAGGGAGTTAGAATGGCACTTCGATTAGCATCTCCGGGTATTTCTATACGGGAAGTTGACCTAACTCGTGGTGGCGTTGATTTTACAACCAACGTCGTAGCAGGTTTTGTCGGTCCCTTTCGGAAAGGACCCGTAAACGAGATTACTCGTATCAATAACGAGAAAGAACTCGTTGATGTTTTCGGGCAACCGGGAATTGGCAAGTCTGATTATCATTATGAGGTTTTTCTTTCCGCATCACACTTCCTCTCATATGGAGGAAAATTAGATGTGGTACGTTGCAAGGGTGGAGACCTTGTAAACGCAAACGCAGCGGCTGGTTACGCACATACCACCAACCTTTTGGTTGAAAATGAGGACGATTATTACAACAATCAAGCAGACGATCTTCACTGGTACTTTGCTGCTAAGAACCCTGGTGCTTGGTCAAACCAAGTAAAAGTCGCAGTTATCGATAACTTCGCTGACCAGACTGTTACCCCTACACTACAAACTGGCACCATTGCATCCAACGTGGCCGTTGGTATGGGTGTCACTCAGCATCTGACAGGACAAACTGTTGGTCTGGGAACGGTGACTGCCGCAACAGGTGTCCTAAAAGGTATCGTTACTGCCAAGACTGCTACAACAGTAGATATTCGAGTTGTTAGCACAGTTATTGCAGGAACTGAAACTATTGTTGATTATCAGCAAAACTCCCAACGCGAATTCAAGACGGGTTCTCCCCTGAACTTCGTGAACAGTTCTGGAAACACTACTGCCATGGGGCAGACAGCTACTACTGCTGACTGGTACAACTCCCAAAACATTCTAACCAGTATTGCTGATGGTGGTACTGACTTAGTTACCTTACCTTGGCGCTCTGTTCTGAACCGTCCTCAGACCAGCAACTATACTTCAAATCGTGATGGAAACAATGATTCCCTTCACATTGTAGTTGTTGATGCTGGTGGTCAGGTAACTGGTGATGTAGGTTCTGTTCTAGAGAAGTTCGGCAACTTGTCTAAGTCCAGCGACGCTGAAGTTGCTGGTGGTCGTGATATTTACTACAAAGATTACATTGCTGAGAACTCTGCTTATCTCTGGGCAGGTGTTTCTCTGGTAAATGGAACTGACACTTTCAACAACACTGCACCTATTGCTTCTGGATTTAGTGCTGGGTTTACGCCTCTCACCTCTGGTGCTGGTGCATGGGGTCAAGAATCTAAGGACCTCAAGTTCAACCTCGTAGGTAATGTCAAGTACACCCTTCTGGGTGGTCTGGACTACACCGGTATCGGAGTGTTCGATGCACCTCTAGGAGACCTCCTAACGTCTTATAACAAGTTTGCCGATCCTGTGGACAGCGACATTCGCTTCCTCCTTCAGGGTGGTGCATTCAAATCTAAAGAAGAAGAGCAGGCAAAAGCAAACAAGATGATCCAAATCTGCGAACTGCGGAAGGATTGTATTGCGTTTATTTCACCCTGCCGGAGTTCTCAAGTCAATGTGACTGAGTCTTCTGACAAACTGAAGAACACTCTTGAGTTCTTCTCACCCATCACCTCCAGTTCATACGCCGTCTTTGACTCTGGTTACCAGTACGTATACGACCGCTTCAACAGGCAGTTCGTTTACATGCCGATTTCTGCTGACATTGCTGGAC